TTGCCAGAATCGATAGGGTGTTGAAGTAACCAGTTAGGGTGCCGAGTATTGTGATAACACCTAATCCAATTGCCAGCATAGCGCGTGGTTGAGCGCCAAATACCAGGGAGCTCAAGAGGCCGCCTGCCGGGATTTTCCCAACCATTGACCCCATCCCTCTGCCCATGATCATTGACAGAATACCTGATAGGCCATTTTGAAACGCCTTAAATTTTCCTGTTACTAGGCTAACGCCAGCACCCATTAAGATGAAGTCAAATAGGCCGGAGCCCGGAACAAGGCTCTTAATCAAAGCGATTGTCTTACCAATCAGTCCAAAGTTAGCCAAGAAGGAGTCTACAAAGGCGGTCCCCATTTGTGTAAGTACGCCAACTAACATCGGGATATTTCGTATTATTTCGTTTGCTATCTTCCCTAAGTGGTGACCGATAGGCTCTGCTATCTTCCCAAATACCTCAGAGTCGTAGATCTCTCTACCGGCCTGCTCAAAAGCTCTGGAAAGAACGTCTGAGGTTAGCGCGAACAACAGGAGTGACCCAATCGAAGCCAGCTTTGATTTTGCGAATACCGCTACCACGCCAGTGAGCAGCCCTAGACCCATCAGCCGACCAACGTCTTCCGATAGGTTGGTGGTGACCTTCATCACCTCCCCGAGAAGAGAGGCGGTTGCAGCACCGAAAGCGCCTCGGAAATCCTTCAGAGACTCAAGGATACCACCAACGAACCCAAAATCAGTCCGCATGTAGTAGGCTCTGAACTGAGATTTCATGTCCTTAAACACACCACCAAGGTCTAGTTTTTCAACTCCCATCTTCACACGAAGTTTGAAAAAGTCTCGTCCAGTCTTCCTAGAAAATAAAGAGTCGTCGTTAAATAGCTCGTTGATTACCCGAAACGCAGAGTTGACAGAACTGCTGAAGGAGTTGATGTAATTCAGAGCTTTCTTGGTGTGTTCCCCCGCGAGTTTGCTGACACCTTCCATTGTGTCCGTCCACCAGGAGTTTCCAATGATCTGGTCATACAACCAGAAAAACCAGCGGTTAGCTGCCTTGGCGAACTGAGATACCTTACGGAGCGCATCTTCGAGGGATGTGTCCGCAAGAGACTTGATACTCTTCGCCAACTTGTCGAGGTATTTAGACAGGCCCTCGTTAGTACCTATGGTCTTGAAGAGCTCGGAAAAACTATCAATACTCAGAGTACTGAGAGCCTCCCTCAATCGATCAACATTGTCGGCCATATCACCAGTGTACATGGCTGCCGTGTTGAGGATCTCCAGGTTGGTAAGCCGACCAAGGGAGGCGAGAACAGAGCTCAGCCCAGAGAGGGATCTCACAATTGCAACTTCGGCGACCTTGTCGTAAAAGTCAGCTAGAGACTTGACAGGGAAGTCTTCGTAGGTTTTACGAAGCGTGTTGTTGAATAGGTACAAGGCGTTCGATGTCATCTGAGACGTGAAGGCGTTGTAGGATCTGACCCCATTTCTCACCATCTCTGCGGGCAACTGTGATAGACCTCGGAAAAATCTTTGGTAGGTCTGTGTTGCGATTTTGAACAAGTTGATCTGATCTAGGATGTTGTTGGTATGAAATCCCAGAGTGCTTGAGATGGAGCTCATGAAGGCAGAGTACATCTCCACAGCCACAAGAGATCCGAAGCTGTTACCAAGATCCATGATCCCTTGACTGAGTTTGATAATCCCCTCGTATCCGCCCTCAAAACGACCACCGGTGATGGCCAGGATGAACTCGCGGTATGTGTTTGCAACACCCTCTAAGATCCTACCGAACTTCTGGAAGATAATCTGGGCTACTGCAACCCATATGTCATTAGCAGGATCAGCAATCAGAACTGTGAAAAGCTCTTTCAGGAAAAAAGTAGCGGTTCTTAAGCCGTCTATCAAATTCTCGAAGGAAACCTTACGGAATCTCAGCATCTTCTGGTCAATCAACCCAAGGTAGATACCAGTTTTCAGGAGTGTAATATTTGCTTGACGGCCAAACCGCTCAAACTTGTTACCAACATTGAACCATTGTAAACCGACTAGTCGTATTGAAGCGGCTACACTGTCAAGCGCGGTCCTGAACTCCATGACTGAGTTAGCATTTAGTAAGTCAAACAGCGCTCTTGAGATACCAGCGTCCACAAAGCTTAGCATAGTCGCTCGCAGGTTCAACAGCGAGTTCACGAGGTTTGTAGTGGCCCCTACCATCACGTAGTTAACTGCGACTGAGAAGTCGTCCGCAAAAGTCCTCATCGGCATGATCATCGTGAAGCCGACTTGCATCACTCGACTGAAGATGGCCGTCAGGACGTTCCCTACTCCACCCAGAATTGACAAGAAGTCGTAGAAGGGGTAGACTACAAAGCGCTTGGCGGCAAAGCCGATGGAAGTCATCTTACCTTCGATCCCATTCAGGATCCCAGTGACACGCGTTAGGTTATCAGCTAACCCCGCAGAGAAGCCGAATCCCGTATCAAATTTGAAGACGGAACGCTTGAAGGCGTCCAGCAAAACAGTCTTAGATTGGGCAATTGTGGAGTTCATAACCTTGAACTCTGCGCCAACCTTCTCGGCCTGATTGACCATCGCTGACAATACTACGTCAGTGGTTATCAAGCCGTCGGCAGCCATGCCGCGAAGCGCGCCCATGCTAACTTGCAGTTCGTCCGAGATAGCCCGAGCGATGCGCGGCGCTTGTTCGAGCACTGAGTTCAATTCTTGACCTCGGAGTGTGCCAGAAGCAAGACCCTGACCCAGCTGGAAAATAGCGGCGTTTGCTGACTCCGCGGAAGAGCCTGAGATTGCAAGTGATTGCTGGACAGTTCTGGTGGCCTTCAGCATATCCTCTAGTGAGGTACCTGCGTCTTGGAGGGCCAAACCAAAACGGTTAAAAGTTTCAGTAGTTGCGAGCATTGAAGTCCGGCTCACGGCGGCAATATCAGTTAGCGCCTTGCGTGTTTTTGCAAGGTCGTCATTTCTACCGGTGACGAGCGCAATCCGGTTGTCGAGGTTCACTAGCTCATCAGAGATCTTAGAGAATCCTGCGGTTATTGCACCACCTGCCGCCAACGAACCGATAACCATGAAGGTTCGCTGCACTGTCTTGGTGACCTTGTTGAAGCTCTGCTCCATGCTTCTGGTGGTGTTGGTGACTTGGGTATTTAGTTTCTTTAGCTCAGCAACTGCTGGGGCGGTTTGAACCTTGATGGTGCTAACCTTAGCAGTCGATCCCGACACTTTTTGCGCTTCTTTATCTAGTCTGCGAAATCTTTGGGAGAGGCGAGATAATGCTGAGTCCAGTTTTGCGGAATTAGCTTCCATGTTTACGACTACAGTCATAGTTTTCTCCTAATAAAAAAGCCCTACAGTTTTCACCATAGGGCCTTTGATTACTTGTACTCTACCAAAGAGCCCTTTGGCTTACCGTGGCGAAGTAGAATAGACTCGACAAAGAACGCTGGGGCTTGTTTAGACGAGCCTGCGTTCAGCATCTTGACGTATTCTTGCGAGTTAGTTACAGTTGCGGTTTTCTGCTTCTTGGCAGTTTCCCAGCTACTGGCTGCAAGCCCTGAGAGCACGGGGGTTTCAGACTCTAGCTGCGAAACAACTCGATCCACCGTGGTCGAAAAGGTACCTTGACTTTTTTTATGAGCTTCTGCTTTAGCTTTCCGCAGATCCTCTTCGTATTTGAGAGATATTTTAATCACTGAATGGGTCCTCCTCCGTGAACTTGTTCTTGAATCTATCGTAAAATCTTGAGCTCACTGAGGACGCTGTGCTCTCTGAGTTTGAATCCTGGATGACTTTCAACGACTGGAACAGATCGGATGGCTTCAATTTACTGCCACCACCAAGGGACATGGCAATTATTGCGGCTCGATTGTCTTCACGCCATCCATAGGGGCGGCGGGCGAAATACTCGTGCCAGCAAAGCTGTTCATCGTAGTCAATTTGATCCAACTCTTCCATTGTAAGGCCGAGGTAGAAAGCCAGCTCGTACTGAGCTAGCTCGCTATCGGTTAGGCGTTTCCCTCAGCTGGCTCGCTGATGCCTGAGTACTCTAGGCAGCTTTGTGTGAGCGTGGCGAGATCGTCCAGGGGGAAAGCATCAAATTCGTCGTCAGTCATGTCCTCTGCACCAATTACCGTCATACGGAGCACTAGGTTGCGGATGGCGAGACCTTGCTCTTCTTCAGGTAGCTTCTGTAGTGCCTTGATATCCTTCTGGAGAGACTTGACCTCCGAGCCGATTAGCTTCCGAACTTCCACTGCATTTTTTTCGCCGAGGAAGTCCAGCTTTTTCAGTTTGCGGTCTTTGTTGAGCATGTTACGCATTTGTTGATTCTCCTAGAATACTGTTGTTATTTGCTTTGATTTCTTCAATAAGTTTATTGAGCTGAGACAGATTGTGCAGGGTCACCATGACCTCTCGCGTTGCTTCTGAATCACCTTTGAATTCTTCAAGACGGGCGATCGTTTTTTGAGTGCTGATCGAAACACTATTTTGCATGTGGCGGAGGGTTTCTCTCACCACATACTCATTACTGAATGGTTTACTCATTGTATAATCCTTGGATAGGTGGGCCACCGTAATGGCGACCCCCTTGATGATTTGATTTAGATTGTGAAAGGACCGAAGAAGTCGGACTGAATTGACAGAGCCACTGTTGCGGTGCTCGCATCGTCTCGCGACGGGTTGATGAGCAGCGATTCGATCTTACCAATGAAGTAGATGTTGGCGTTATCGACGGTGCCTAGGCCTCCAACGGTGAAGGTCAAGTCGGCGGGTTTGGCAGGCAGCAGTGAGAACTGAAACACCTTGGATTCACCGTCGGAAACGTAGTCACCGAGAGTCGTTCCAGCGGCCCAGTCGAGTGGGACGTAGTTGATCGTGAGTTCCAGGTCAGGGGCGTCGGACTGAGCACCGATGGACTGGGTCTGAGCTTGACCGAAGACGGGAACCTTGACGATGTTCGCGGGCGTACCGAAGGACGGCATGTCACGAATGTTCTTGATCTCGTCGTAGTCAGCTACGAGCGCGAAGTTGATGGCAGCCTGTGCAGCATCGATGATGCCATCACCGGGCGCGGCGACGTTTGAGACGGCCAGTGCAGAGTACTGGGCCGCGCTAATTGAGTTTGGGAAAGTCATAGTGGGTTAATCTCCATAGTAGTTGAAAGGGATCTTCAGATCCGCTCGTGAAAGGGTTTTATTATCTGGGTCTTTGCCCATGAACTGCAATGATGCTAGATCGGTCTGCAAGCCTGCAACCGGAGTTTTGTTCTCAAAAAGAGTGATAAGATCAGCGACTTTACTCACTGGCACCTGCTGCCCGTTACCTGAAGGGTAGAAGATAGACAGCACCAAGAAACCGGGAACAACACGAGAACTGCCAGAGTAAGACAAGCGGTCGGTGTCTCGAAAGACAACCATGAACTTGATGAACTGGGCCTTGTTGATGCTCCCCTTGTAATCATGGGGGTAAACCGGAAAGTCGGCAGTCTTAGCTGACTCCGCGATGGTATTAAAGGCGGTCAGTGCTTCTTCAAACATTAGACAACCTCGCTGCTGAGAGTATGTGTACACCCTCGTAAGACTCGAAAGCCTCAATCGTGTATTCAATACCATTGACTGTGAAGACGGAGTATTTAGAAATGTCAAAGTCGATTGAACGAGCAATGAACTTTGTCCTGATAGTTGAACCGTCTGTGGTCACGTTTTCAATTGGTATTAGCTTGACTTGTTTGAGCGCCAGAGAAGAGTCCACCTCTCCTCCGACAAAATCAAAACCGTCTACCAGCTCTTCGTCGAAGACTGCGGTCTCTACGAGATCAGACAGGCTTGAGAAAGCTGTGTTCACACCGGCTCGGATTGTCGCTTTTAGGGACATCAGTTGTACCTCCACCACCCATTGTTCTGGGCTCCCGAGGACAACAGCGGGCCAATTAGCTTGTTCACATGCGCAGGTACCTTTGGGATCCTTGGAGCGGTGCCCGAGCCCTGCCCAGCGGACAGCTCGATCGGGCCGACAATGATAGAGGTGTACCGTGTGTCGTAGGCTCCTGAGACCGCCTCGGGGTACCGAAGCAGGTGAAGGGCTAGGTGAGCAGTTGCTTTTTGAATACGAATTGGAACTTCGCTGTCTGTGTAGCTGACCCAGAGGTTTAGAACCGGATCGTAAAACGTCCCGGCCTCCCTGGGCCAAGCCAGCAGTTGCGTTGGGCTAGCAGCAACGCCACCCCAGGATTGTTGATCTAGCAAAAAGGTAGCATCAATGAGCGCTTGGTCTTGAGCGTCCGCACTTGCCGCTTCCCAGTCGGGGTTGTCAGCAAGGTAGGCGTCCGCCGAAGAAAGATAAGAATTTTCGAGATACGCAAGCGCCATTGTTGTCTCCTATTACGAGTGGAAGATTGGGAGGATACCCAGGTTCAGAGGATCAACCTTACGGTCCCAGCTAGCGGCAGCTGCGAGAGTCGTGTTGCTCGCGAAGACGTTAGTTGCGCCTGACCAGTCGTAACCGAGTGGGTGAGCAACGAAGCCATAGCGGTACCAGATGTCTGTGGAACCACCACCTGCGTAAGCAGCGGCATCCCGGTCAACTTCTGTAGCGACAGGCATCGGAATCTCAGCGAACGCAATGGAGTTCGGCTTGACCAAGAAGGTAGTCTTGTTGGACTCATCGTTGACGTTTGCACTACCGGACTGGTCGCCCTGAGCTGCGCGGGTCATCAACAGGCGGAACTTACCACCGAAGATTGTCTGGAAGGTCATGTTGCCGTCCTGGATGCGGTCTTCGTCAACCAAGTTAGCGGCGCGGAGGTCAGCCATAATCTCGGGTGAGGAGACCATGTAGACATACTCTGGCTCGTAGTCCTTGAAGAACATACCAAGTGCGCGGAACAGACGCTCACCGCGGGCAGCACCCATGGAGCCTGCGTCGATCAGCTTACGTGCATCGCCAGCGCCGGTTGCAGCGGCACCGAAGGCACCATCAGCGTTGATGTCAACGAAGGCACCAGTAGAGCCGTCAGGGACTGTGTCGAAGCCTACGATACCGGCACCAACAGCCGCCTCAGCTGCAGCAACACCCTTGAGGGCTGCCAGAACAGCTGCGTGCTCGTCTTGTGCGCGGGACTCAGCAAAGCTGCGGGCGAAGTACGCGAGGCCGTCCTGCTGGGAGATGATGCGTTGCAGGTTGACCTGCTTCGAACCGATCGTGCGAGCTGACTTGATGTAGTTCGCGATGTCGGTTGAGATCTCTGTGTAGGAGCCATCAGCCGCATTGCTCAGTGACGCAATGTTGACGGTCGCATCAAGAGGCTTGTACCAGCGCATCTGACCCGTGAAGCTTTCACGAGAGGTGTCGATGTCGGCGGAGCCTGTAACCATACCTGTGGAGTTGATCCGCTTCTCTTCTGTCCAACGCTCCTGAGCGTAGCTAGAAATCGCGAGAGCAACGTTTTGAAAGTTTGTGTTTGTAATAGCCATTTTGTTGTACCTTAGCCTTTATTTAGTAGACAATGGACCCTAGCTTTCCTTGTTCGGCGAGTCGCAACATTTCGTCTGTTGAGATACCTTCAAGGGACTTAGGGCGTCCAGTGCTTGTACTAGAGTTGTTTGTTGATGTTCCTGTACCGGAATTATCTTTGGGTTTGAATAGAAATTCTTTCTCAGGGTCTTTACGGAACGCCTTGATGTAGTCACCAATTGGAGCGCCCGACTTGTGAACCCAAGTCTCATCATCATCTTGAACTAGTTCTGAGACGATAGCCTTGAAAGTAGTTTCCTTGGCAAATTCGTTCTTGAACTCAAGCCCGCTCAAATAACGGTCTAGTTCCCGATCGCGAGTCAGGGACGTAAGTCGTTCATTGAGGATCTTGTTCTTTTCTTCAAACTCGGTGAGTTTCAGGTTAGCCACCTCAAGGTGCTTACCCTCTGCTTCGAGTGATTTTCGTTTTTCGGCCTGTTGATTCTCTTTGAGTCTCGTATTTTCACGAGCGAGTTCTTCAGCTTTCTTGTAAGCCTTGTCAACATTGCTCTTCATTTTACCGAGACGATCTTCGACAATCTTTTCGATCATGTCAGCGTAGTCTTCAGACAGCTTTTGTTTGGTGTCAGCCGTATCTTCGTTCCCGGTGGTTTCGTTTTCATTTTCTAGTTCTTCGTTTTGAGTTTCATTAGCTGTATCAGCCATAGTGTAATATCTTTCCGCACACAGTGCTAGTAGAGCTAAGGTACAACCTCGACTCAGTCTACTATGGTAATCCCTCACAGGGAGGGGTTTAAAAAAAAAGGGAAGGGAGGAACAGAACAGGAGGCCCTCTGGGGGCTTCCGGTCCTGCTACCCTTCTTTATCGTTACCTGGTGGTTATCCCCAAAAAGTGAGGAAAATGATGTATCTATAATGATACTATAATAGTGTAGTATACTCCCCTGATCAAGGATTAAGACTATGACAGAAGCAAAATCAAACACCGCAATTGGTGAAGCCATTGAAAAAGCATACAAAGGCTCTAGCCATGACAACTTCGAACTGTTTGCACGGCAACTCAGCTTTACCAGGTTCCAGCGAATCTGGTTCGGCGCAACGATGGGTTTGGCTGTCGTTGGCGGGTACTCGCTAGGTGGGGTGTTGATCACCTCAACCTCAGTGCCAGCGATATTGGTGCCTGTCGTGACAGGCGTCTTTGGTGTGGCCATCGGTATGTTCATGGCGGTGGTTGCATCTGCTGTCCACTCAGCGTTGTACGACTACGTAGCGCCAACCTTCAACGACACCTATAACTACGTGGCTAGCTGGTTTGCTAGCGAATCCGAAATCGAACTCAAAGCTTAAGGAGCTTGACATGACTGACACATACAAAGCCAACAACTTCAACTGTATCGCGCTTATCGCCTTGACCGGTGTTGGCACCGCAGCCCTATTGGGCTCGTCAGCCGGTACGACACTGTTGCTCCCATCGATGGGTGTGATGGCCAACACCGCATACCTGGTGGCTGTAGTTATCTTCGGCGTGGCGGTTGGATTGGAAGCCTTCACCAACATGGGGA